TGGGATTGTAGAAATCCAGCAAGCCGTGGCCGAGCTGGTCGAGAAGGTCCAGAACGTAGATACCGTAACTGCCGAGCGCGATGAGTTGGTTGCCCAGCTCAGCGAGGTAAAGACCAAGTTGGTCGAGGCTGACTGGCAAGAGCTGTCGCGCCAGGCTATGGCTGAGGGTCGGTTGACCCCCAAGCAGGAGCTCAAGTTCCGGGAGCGTTTCATGAAGGACCCGGAAGGCACCCGTGAGCTCATTGACCTGCTAGAGCCCGTTGTAGAGCTGGGTGAGCGCGGCTCTCAGCGCAGTGTGGACAGCCACATGTCTTTGTTTGAGCGCAAGGTTACCGACAAGGTGGCCTCGGCCAAGATAGACTATGCGGCGGCTGTACAAGCGGTGGCCGCAGAGGACCCGGCACTTTGGGCCGAGGTCGACCGTGAGAGGAGGGGCGTGGAGTGACCACTGGAGGCATTATCGTACTTAACGACTCTATGAAGGCTGCTGCGGACTACAAGACCAAGCAGTGGCATTTTGTCCGTATCAGTGGAGACCGTGCGGTCACGGTTGGGGTCACCACCGAAGGTGACGCGGTATACGGTGTTTTGACCAACAAGCCTGAGACCAGCGAGGCTGCTACGGTGGCCGTCTTGGGCGTTACCCGGGTAGTGGCGGCAGCGGAAATTGATGCAGGTGCCCTGGTTATGGCTACCACGGCAGGTCAGGCCAAGGCGGCTGGGACCTCCAAGTATGCTGTAGGTCGGGCGCGGGAAGCAGCGGTGACCAATCAGGAGCTCTCTGTGTTCCTGTTGACACCTGCTGTAACCCCGGCATAGGAAGGAGTGACCAGCTAAATGCCGACTCCACGTGATGTCCACGTAGACGCGATTCTGTCGAACATCTCCATCGCCTACACAAACGACACCTACATCGGTGAGCAGATTTTCCCGGCAGTCAAGGTCGATAAGCAGTCGGACAAATATTACATCTTCGACCAGGAACACTGGTTCAGGGATGAGGCCAAGCTACGGGCTCCGGGCGGTGCGTCCGAGGGCGGTGGGTTCAGCCTGTCGACCGACACGTATTTTTGTCAAGAGTTCGCCTGGCACGATGTCCTGCCGGATGAGGTCAAGCGGAACGCTGACAGTATCCTGCGTATCGAGACCGCCAAGGTCAACTTTGTAACGGAGAAAATCTTGCTCAAGATTGAGCGGGAGATTGCCTCCAAGGTCCAAACCCACGGCAACTGGGGCAACAGCACCCAGCTATCCGGGACCAGCCAGTGGTCCGACTATGACAACTCGGACCCCATCGCCGACATCGAGACTGGCATACAGACCGTGCAGGATGCCACGGGTCAGCCTGTCAACACTATGGTCCTGTCGGTTGCGGTATGGCGCAAACTGCGCCACCACCCACAGCTGCTTGACCGTCTAGCGGTTACCAGCCTACGGACTGCCACCCTCGACACGCTCAAGGCACTGGTCGGAGTCGATAAGATTTTGGTCGGCTCGGCTCTCTACAACTCCTCGAATCGTGGTGTGACGGCCAGCTACAGCCACATTTGGAACAAGAACGTCTGGCTTGGCCACGTGAGCAAGAGTCCGGCCCGGGAGACCCCGGCAGCGGGCTATGTGTTCATTTGGACGGAAAATGGCCAGATGCGCGGTATCCGCAGGTGGCGCGATGAGCGTCATCACAGCGATATCATCGAGGGTTTCACCTGCTTTGACCCCAAGGTGACCGGGACAAATCTCGGTTACGTCATCCGGGATTCTGTAGCTTAGTATCCCGAGGCTCAGTGATGAGCGCAGGCGGGAGAGCGGGTAGCTCTCCCGACCTAGCAAAGGAGGTCAGCTAAATGGCTTTCAAGGGCGCAGTCGGTCGATTCCGGCGTATCAACACCCGCAGACTGGTGCTGGGCGGCACCGCTGTATCAGCTACTGCGGCTCAGCTCAACAGGGCAAACGTCCGTGTAGTCTCCGTGCCCGTAGGTGTGGTAACGGTGGGCGATATGCCCAGCACCGTGTCACTGGTCGGAGCTCCGGTAGCTATGACTGTAAATAAAGTTGGGTTTGTGCCCGATGCTGCGTTTTCCAAGAATGCGGACTCATTCAACTTCACCGTCATTAATGCAGGCACTGCGGGCGATGGCACGGCAACCATCGCATCGTATGCTGGGACTGCTACCGACCTGGTGGCCTACAAGATGTTGGACCTCGGCACTCCGGCCAATACAAGTGTGGCCACAGGGGGCAGCATTGTGTTCCAGGTCACAAAACAGGGTAGCTCAGGCGCGACTTCTAAGGCGGGCGTAGTTGTTCTCGAAGTCAAAGAGTAATAGGGGGGTGCCGGAATGTATAAGGCTAAGCGGCACACTCTAGATTCGCTGGTCAAGGTCATCGATGACGTAGCTATCACCACCACAGCTACTGTTTACTCGGCGGTTGTCGACGCTCGGGGCTATGATGCGCGGACCGTGTTCCTCGTCAGCTCCCTGGACAAAAATGTCTCCGCAACGCTCCAGGGGTGCATCGATGAGGTGTTTACCCACTCAGCGGGTATTGGGGCAGCGGTGGCCGTTACCTCAGCCTCCCCAGCTACGGCGGTGAGAAACGACTACTATCCCTATATCCGTCTCATGGTCACGAACGCGGACGAACCGACCACCGGGTCCCTAAACGGCTGGGTAATGATGAAGGTCTAGGCTATGCGGATACTGATAGGCGCACCCGTGCGACAGGACCCGCATGTATTTGCGCTGTACTTGGAGAGTCTGCGGGGTTTGGTTGTGCCGGATGGGGTGCAGGTAGAGACCCTGTTCATTCTGCACAACTCTGCACACCTGGCCAAACAACTTCGGCCAGGTGAGTGCTTTGCACTGCACAACGAGACCCGCACCACAGATTATCAAGTTGACGAGACAACCCACCACTGGACCACGAGCCACATCCGGGAAGTCACCTTGATGAAGAACGCCCTGCTAAAACACACTATACTACAGGGGCACGACTACTTTTTCTTGGCGGACTCCGACCTTTTGCTGCATCCCAGGACCTTGATACAGCTACTCGACGCACAAAAGGACATTGTGGCCAATGTGTTCTGGACCAAATGGAACCCGGACTCTGAACCTGCTCCAAACGCCTGGGATATGGACCATTGGTCCTTTTTTGAGGGTAGTTTGGAGCGGTGGAAACAGCCAGGGCTCTACCGGGTGGGGATGTCCGGGGCTTGCATCCTGGTACATCGCAGGGTGTTGGAGCAGGGGATAAATTACGATAGGGTGCCAAACCTGTCCTTTTGGGGAGAGGACAGGCATTTCTGTGTGCGGGCGGCGGTACACGGATACGAGATATGGTTGGAGACCACGTATCCGGCGCAGCACTTGTACCGACCCAGCGACATCGAATCCACCAAGGGGGGCAAGTACAAATGTACGGTGCTTACGTAGGTAACGGCAGAGTGCTGACCAATACCCAGTACGGAGCGCGGTTGTTTTACCCGGCAGAAGATATCCACGTCATGCCATTGGTGGCTACACGTGGTTACCACGAGCCCTGCTTGACCAACTGGCTTGCTAAAGGCCAGTTCAAGGGGGCTCGGATGGTCGATGTAGGAGCACAGGTCGGGTATTTCACTGTACTGATGGCTCGGGTTGTGGGGCCGACAGGCTATGTGGCAGCGTTCGAGCCCATGCCTCGGACTCTGGAGTTTTTGCGACTCAACCTGAGCTGCAACTACGTCACCAAGCTACAGGGACATACGGTCGAGGTGTTCGAGCAAGCGGTCGGTGACAAGGTGGAGGAACGTGAGATTTACTGGACCACGGGCGAGGAGTCCGGGGCCAGCCTGCACGGCTACTACGGAACCCTCGAACATGAGGAGAAGCATGTCCAAAAGGTCTCATGCACAACCTTGGACGCGGTTCTTGAGGGTAACTTCGACATTATCAAGATAGACACTGAGGGCTCGGAATACCGGGTGCTCAAAGGCGCGACCGAAACTCTGAAACGTACCAAGAACGTGATATTTGAGTGGAACCCCGATGTTCTCGGCAAGGACTTTAAGCCCCTGTACAAGCTACTGCACCAGTATGCGGACAAGGGGGCCACATTCCACTACCTGTCTATGGACGGTACAATCGGACACCGGAAACTCAGCGACCTGGAGAACATCCCGTTTGAGGCCCATGTACTGATGCACTTGGGGAGTGCAAAACTCTGATGGCTGGCCTGATAGCCATACCGCACATGGGCACGGTGCCAACGCAGTTTATGCAGTCGTTTTGTTACCTGATGACCACGTTTCACGAGATAGGTAACCCGGCAACACTGTGGATTGCGTATCACTGGACCCATATTGCCCGGGAGACTGCGGCCCGCAACTGTCTAGACGGCAAATATGAGTGGCTGTTCTTCATCGACAGCGACATGACGTTTCCGCCGGACACACTAAAGAAGCTGCTGGCGCACGATGCTCCGATAGTGTCTGGGCTGGCCTTTAAGCGGCAGTGGCCACCCAGGCCGACAATCTACAAGGCCGATGATGACGATATGAACACCATTCGCAACCTGACAGAGTGGGAGGAAATCCAGCCCATTGATGCGGCGGGATGCGCCTGCCTACTTATCCGGCGTGAGGTGTTCGAGCAGATTCCGCAGCCGTGGTTCGGGCTATCAGAATGGGGAGCGGCTGAGGATATCAGCTTCTTCACCAGGGTTAAAAAGGCTGGTATCCCGGCTATTTGCGACACGACTATACCGATTGGGCACGTGGGGATGTATGAGTTTGGGCTGGCAGACTTTAATCGTGCCAAAGAGGTCGGTGCGTTCGCCGACCTGCGGAACCGGACCGAGACTCCGGCCAGCAAGGTCACCCACCTGTAGAGAGGGGGTGTAGCAGTGGCTTATACCACTGTTGATGAGGTCCAGACCCTGATACGTTGGGTCACGTTCACCGGGTCGACCGTTCTGACTACCGTGCAGCTAGAGCAGCTAATAACTGAGACCAGTGCCAAGATAGACGGCATCCTGGCCACCATATACGAGGTGCCGATTACAGCGGCGGTTGACCTCGGCATCATTGGTTACATCGCCGTCCGACTGGCGGCTTATGAGACTGCTAAAATCATCATCCTCCAGGCGGGTGGAGACATCCCGGCGATTGTGGCCAGTTGGCGAGATGACGCGGAACGCCTGCTACAACAGCTATTGGAGCAGGAAATCATGCTTTCGGAGACCCCAATATCGCGGGCTGAGGGCGGGATGTATTCGCACACAGCCCACAGTCCCGAGGCTCCCGAGCGCAGATGGAGTTTCGGCAAGGAGCAGTGGTCGTGACTACTCCGAAGGTAGCTTTTAGATTCGAGGTTGACGGCGAGGTTCAACTCAGCCGGGCCTTCGACATGGCTGGCCAGACCCTAGAGGATTGGGCACCCGTGTTCGCAGCTTGGGGCGAGGACTTCCGCGAGACTCAGTATAATGTGTTCTGGAATGAGGGGGCCTTTGAGGGCAGGTCACGTTGGGCTGAGCTAAGTCCCAGGTACAGAGCCTGGAAGGACCTTCACTACCCTGGACGCAACATACTGGTGCTCACTGGGGCCATGATGAGCGGCCTGACTGACCCCAATGACCCGGACCATGTTTACGAGATAGACGAGGACCAGATGACCATTGGTGTGCGGTCGCCGTATGCCCAGTACCACCAACACGGAACATCTAAGATGCCGCAGCGCAAGGTGGTTGAGCTTACGCAACCACAAAAACGGCGTTGGACCCAGATAGTGCGGACGGTTATGTGGGAGCAGCTACAGGCCACATTGGAAGATTCTCGGCGGGGGTACATCAGCGAGACCGGGGTTGAACGGCAACTAGCTTCTCAGTTGGAGCGTGAGCCCGGATGACAGCGGAAGGTGCACTTTATCAAGCGCGGGACATGCTGACGCAACATATAGAAACTGTGCTGGCGAATCTAGACGAGGAGTACACTTTGGCGACTAAGACTCCACCGCCAAGAGCCATCAAGGTTGGGTCATATCTCGGTCGGGAGGAGATATTGGCCGAGCTCCCAGCGGTTACACTCGAAGCCCGGTCCACAACACTGATAGGCACCCAAGAGCCGTGGCAGGAAGTCCGGCACACCCTGTGGGGATGGGCGTTTGCAGTAGGGACCAGCGTAGAGCAGCTGTTTGTGTGGGCTATGCGGTATGGGGAGTCTTTGCGGCGGGTAATCTCAGACCGGAGCAACTGGTCGGGGTATCACAACCCGACAGTGACCACCACCATGTATACCAACGTGTTCCAAGCCGGGCATCGCTTAGTCCAAGGCTGTAGGGTGGAGTTTGAGGTACGTGAGTTCATGCGTGAGGGAGGTTAGATAGAGGTGTCCATCACAACGGCAACAGTCAAAAATATACACGTAGGACCCGGTACACTGGTGTTGAGCCGGGTCGAGAACGGCAGCACCGTGACAGTCACATTTGCGGCCACCGAGGACGGCGGAGTTTTGCGTATGAACCGCTCTGTCGAGTACGTCGAGGCGGCGGAGGTAGTTGGCCCGCTCTTTGCGTACATCACGTCCGAGGAGGTAACCTTCGAGCTACAGAGCTTGGAGCTTGATGCAAACATCATCAGCGAGGCTTACGGATTCGGCGGTGTGACAACTGTAGCAGCAACTACAGGAGTCCCCGGCTATGATGCCTGGGCGTTTGGCGGAGCTTGCGGACTTGAGGAGTCATCGCTCCAGTACATCATTCCGCGAGAGTGCAAGACAGGCGCATTGACCATCACCATCGACCTGTATCGTGTGGTCGCAACGCCGGATATCGAGCAGAGATATACTAGGTCCGGCAAGACCGTCTACCGGGTCGCGTTCCGGGCCTTGGCCGACATGAGCAAGAGCCTCGGGGAGCGCATCGGTAAAATCACGGTCCAGACTTCCGAGGGTCTCTAACAGCACTTAGGGGGAGATTTGAGTGACGCAGCAACGTAGCACGATGGACAAGCTCACAGCGGTCCCTGTCGAGGTTCAATTCGGCGGCGAGACATTCTGGCTGCGACCGCTGTCAATCAAAAAATGCCGTGCGTTCAAGAATCGATTGGTCGGGGTGGTCCGACAAGCGGTGCTGTTCATGGGGGCTGCGATGGATGACCCCGCGCCGGGCGGCACCGCGTTCAGTGAGCTTCCGGTTGCCGAGCAGGTAGGGCAGATGCTGAGCCTGGTTGAGACCTTCTTCGATGATGAGTTGGTTGAGTTGGGCAAACTGGCTCTACCCGAGGTGGCCGCGAAGGGTGACGAATGGATTGAGGACAATGTAACCGCCGGGGAATTGCAGCTAGTTCTGGCGGAGGCCATCAAAATAAACTTCCCTATGTTAGCGGGGCTGACCCAAACACTACGTCTGGGCAGTCCCGCAGGGATGTCCTCGATGAGGGGGAGCACCTAGCGGAGCTATATGACCTGGTACTGTCCGAATACGGGGGGTATACGTTAGACACAATCGAGGAGTCGATGACCTGGGAGCAGATTACGGTCTTAGCCTCCGCGATTATCAACCGTAAGCTCCGGGAATACGGGGCCGATGAGGACGGCAGTCCGGCTCCGAACAAAAACCGGGGTCCGGGTCAGCATATCCAGCTAGAGGACGTAGTTGACGGCAAGGTGCCGGAAGGGCTACTACCGTTCGCACTGGAGCGAAAGGTGGTGTAATAGTGGACGTTCTAGGAGAGCTGCTGCTGCGGATTCGCGGCGACAGCAGCTCCGCAACCGAGGCCCTGAACAAGACCAAGGGTGGTCTCCAGGGTATATTAAGCCCGGCCAACCTGTTAAAGGGGGCCGTTATTGGAGCTGGCCTGGCCATCAATAAGATGGCCAACGAAGTCATCCCATTGAACCAAGCTCTGGACCGCACATCACAAATGACCGGGGTAGCATCAGATGAGCTGCGTAGACTGGTCACATCAGTAGCTCAGGTCGACCGACCCGTGCAGCAGGTAGTAGAGACGTTCGAGTTTCTGGCTGAGCGCGGTATCCATTCAGCTGAGTCTTTGGGTCGGCTAACCCCGATACTGGACACCATAGCTGACGCATTGGGCTCAAATATCCCTGCGGTGGCTGAGAAGGCTGACCGATTCCTCGGGGCGTTTGGAATGACCCTGGAGGACCTGGATGAAAAGACCGCAGGCACAATATATGCCCTCGAAAAGCTGACCCGCGAGGGTCTCCAACCCATGAGCATGGTGGCCCGGCAGTTCGGGCCGCAAATGCGTGAAATGGGTATGGACCTTGAGGAAACGGCCACCATTATGCTGGCCTTGGACCGCAACACCGGGTCAAGCCGGGAAGCCATAACCTACATGCGTAAAGCTATGGCGGCGGCTGACGGCGACCTCGAAGCGTTCAAGAAGGCAATCGAGGAGACCACCGGACCGTTGGGCGAGTACGCTGCGATGATAGACGGCGGGACCGAGATGCTCGAAGAACACGCGGCCATCAATATCCGCCACTTTACTCTGTGGGACAAGATGAAACATCAGTGGACCGAAATGAAGTTTGCGATGGGCGGATACCTCGAAAACATGCGCGAGTTTGGCATGGCCACGGCGGGCATTGTGCCACTAATGGGTCCGATGGGTCACGGATTAGGCCGGGTAAAACAGGGTTTTGTCGGGCTGAAAAGCGCATCTTTGGGGGTCATCGGACCGTGGCTGTTGGTTGCGGCGGCTGTTGTTGGCCTAATCTTGGTGTTCAAGCATTTGTGGGAAAACAACGAGGAGTTTCGGGAGCGTATACTGGCTATATGGTCTCGTATCCAGGCGTTCCTAATCGGAGTCTGGGAAAACATAAAGCGCACCGCTGAGGTTATATGGTCGGCCCTACAGGCGTTCTGGGAGCGTTGGGGCGGGGCCATCCTGGCCGTGGCCACCACGGTCTGGGGGCTCATAGCCAACACAATCGAGGCTGCAATCGAGATAATCAGTGGGATTATCAACTTCTTTCTGGCCGTCATCCGAGGGGATTGGTCCGAAGCCTGGGAATCCATCAAGGCTGTAGCTGCGGCTATCTGGACCTGGTTCTCGACCACTGTAGAGACCGTGTTCGGGGGGCTGCGCGACTTCCTGAACCGGATTTGGGAGAGCATCACGGCCAGACTCCGGCGATTCGGTGAGAACGTCCGGAAAATCGTTGACTGGTTCCTACAGCCCGTTAAATCAGCGGTCAGCTGGGTAAAGAGGCTGTTCGGCTTGGAGGATGCAGCTGACCCACCAGAGATTACCGTCACCACTCGGGCTGCTCCGGTGACCACCAACTTAGCTGAGGAGTTTCCTTCGTTTGAGGAAGGTGGCATTGTGCCGGGCAGTCCCGGGCAAGCTGTACCAATCACCGCACATGCAGGAGAGCTTGTTGTCCCTGCTGATGTAGTTAGACGTATTGACCGCATGAAGGCTCTGTCGTGGGCAAACAAGCTAGACATAGCCTCAATCGAAGAATCGATGAGCTTGCCAAAGTATCTCCGACCCACTGTGCTGCGTAGTAGGTCTGAGTGGGATGCAAACCTGGCTGGTTGGTTTCGGCTTTTGTTGCGGGAGTTTAACATGTATGGCCGAGCCCGCGAGGCAGTGCCGGAAACAGCGGGTCCAATGTTCCAAGAAGCAGTAGATTGGGTGTTCTCCAACAAAAGCCGTATCGCCAGCGCACTGTTCGAGTTGCCTGAGATAGATAGACGTGCCTACATCGGTGCGCTGCTTAAGGACTTTGACCAGCGCACGAAGGACTACCGAGCGGTTAGAGCTGCGCCCGAGTATAACACACTAACTAAAGGCGAACGTGGCGCGATTGTGCGGAGATACGAAGTAGAGCGCGAGACATACAATATAGCACTACGCTATTTAGGGTATCGTGAGGCGAAGGAACCTTCCCCGGTGTCTAATCTGCTGACGAGGATTTCTCAGACGTTCGTTGGCTCCACAAGCCCAGCAGTTCCCGGTATAAGCACTGGAGACATGATGCACTTCGCAACTGGTGGCATTGTGCCGCATCTTCCTGGTGGTAAGGTCCTGCCGTTTGTCCAGACGGCTCTTGGGCTGGTACTGAACAAGCTGCTCAACCTGGCATCTGCGGTTGCCCGAGGTCCGGTAAGCATGGCCACCGAGTTTGTAGACGAGGCCGCGCAGCTGCTACAGGGTATACTACAGCCCCGTGGCGAACCAGCTCTACAAACGGTCGGAGCTGTGCCACCTTCCATCCCGGAGTTTCGGTACGGCGGTGTGGTGCCCGGCTACCCCGGTCAGCCGCAGCTTGTGATTGCACACGGCGGGGAGCGGATAACTCCTGCGGACTCCGCTGTTGACCGTGTTCAGGCTAACAACATTTTCAACTTCTCGTTTTACGGCGATAACCCGTTGGTACGGGGCCGAGAGCAGGAAACACGTCGACTGTCCAAGGTGTTTGCATCTGAGCTGGTACGTGACCTTAATTCACGGGGAGTGAGTCCCTGATGTCCTGGAAAGTTCTAATCGAAAGTGTGGACCGAACGCTCTCGGTGCAACGTCACGGACTCTCTGTTACTCAAAGAGCAGACCAACGTAACGAGTGCGACATCACATTTCAGACCCGTGTAGAGGATTGGCTTCCAGAGGTCGGGCAGGACCTCAAGGTTATTGACCTGGTTAGTAGAGAGCTTGCTGGTATAGGAGATGGGATTGAAACTGAGTTCTCAGTTGATGGAACACCCATACTAGCAGATAGCGTAGAGGTGTTTTTCGATGACTCTACGGACCCCGAGGACCCCGGTGACTATGAAGTAGACTACCAGACTGGGGTAATAACCTTCGACTCTGCGCCCGGCGATGAAGTAGAAGTATATGTATCCTACGCCGCCATACTGTTTGGCGGTGTAATACGCTATGCTCCGGTATCCCGAATAAGTGTCTTGGACGGCGAAGCCAGTTGGCTACGTATCGAGGTCAACTCTGACGGCTACCATCATATCCCCCTCCGAAGGACCATCATTACTGACTGGTCAGCTATTGATGCCGGAGACATCGTTACGTATCTCATTACTGAGTTTCTCCACGAAGAAGGTATTGTCGCGGGCACCATAGACACCGGAGCTCACGTCGACCAGTATACTCGACGTGTGGTGTCTATTAAAGATGTTCTAGACGATATGGCCAGCTTAAGTGGATTCAAGTGGTGGATAGACGATTTCAAGGCACTACACTTTGTACAAGAATCCCCGGTTGTTGATACCCCACATCCTATATCTGAGGAGGGACTCAACAACTACAACAACCCGCGCATTGAGCACCGTATGGAGCTGTACCGTAACAAGCAGTTCATCTATGGTGGCGGTGAATATGTTTACCTGTTAGAAGATGAGGACGAAGTAGCAGCTAGAGCAGCCATCGAAGGTGGTACTGGGGTATATGGCAACGTATACGAGGACTTTAACATAGTCGACGATGCGACTGCGGGGCCAATAGCCCAGAACCTGCTTAAAAAGTTTGGCCGGATACCCGTTGTACTGACTTTTGAGTCGCACCAATCCTATTGGCGGGGTGGAACCAGGCTGTTGGCCAATCTTCCCTCGCTGGGTATCCCCGAGGACCGCTATTTCCTTATAGACGAAGTTGTGTTCAGTGACCGGGGGGCAGACCTCAATGTAAGCGTCAAGGCTGTTCGCCGGAGGTCAAGTTTGGAGGAACCAGAGGAAGAAGAACCAATGGGCGGCGTGTTTGGTACTGGGGTAGAAGATGAAGGATTTTCAACCCAACGTCAGCCCGACTATGTGGAATACTTCGAGGAGCTCACCAAGAAAAGTAAAATCGGTGGCAGCGGCGGTTCTATACGCAGCCCTGTGACACTTATTGTTGGTGTGTCTGGACAATCGCTCCACGCGAACCGCGCTGACATCGTGATACCAGCCAACCATACCAACGCGACCCCGTATATTCAGCAGGCCGCTGACGCTATGCCGTGGGTGACGATATACACGGGTACGGCGACTGGTGGCGGGGCGAATTATGTGTCCCTGCCATCCACGCTGATAGGTGCATCCTACTGGTACGCCGGGGCCAGGTTGACCATTACGTCCGGCACGGGTTCCGGCCAGGTGCGGACAATCAAGGAGAGCGGGCCGGGGAGCGTCGTCGTCAGCTCCAACTTCTCCGTAAATCCCGACAACACTTCGGTAGTACGCATAGACCGGCGTTCCGGGCGCATCGTCCTGCTGGAAGGGCGGTACTCCATAGCGACCGGCTTGGAGCTGTACAGCGGCTTGACGTTGCAGGGGCAGGGGGCGGGTACTCGTCTGGTGGCTACCAGCGGGTGGGACGATGGCTGGCACGCAATCTGGGGAAAGGGCCACTGCGCCATCAGGGATTTAGAGATAGATATGCGTGCCGCCCTAGCTGCCAGCGTGAAGTGTAACGGTATAGTGGGCCACCTCAACGATGCGGTTATAAACAATGTGACAGTGCTGGGAACCTACGGCAGCGCACTATGGGCAACAGCTAACTCTAACCGTCTGACCGTGGATGGGTTTAAGGCGTTAGACTGCGATGATACTGGCACGTTTAGCCACACCCGCTGTGTCGTTGGTGTTCTTCAGGACAGCTTCGACGTGTTGCTTACTCGTCTGCACATTGACCGTGCCAATGCAACGACAGGCGTGTGGTTCCGGGGAAGCACCAGCATCATCGCCAACAACTATGTGGCAAATTGCGGCAACTGTGGGATATATCTACTCTCTGATTCGTGGAATACGCTGGTAGCGAACAATGTCCTTTGGTCCAACGGCGGCGATGGGTTGGACTGTCAGATACTCGTGTACAACGCAGACAAGGCGTTTATCACGGGCAACTTATTGCGGGGCGACACCAACTCCCTGGGGATTGATGTGTGGGATGCTTCGGAGCGCACTCTAATCTCCAACAACGACTGCTACACGGCGGGCGCGGACTTTGCAATAAAGGACGACGGCATCAACACCTCCTTTGGCGCGGGCAACCGCGTCAATGACGGGAGCTGGCTTGTCGGGCAGGACTATGTAGCATCATAATATCTAGGAGGGGCTAAATGAGCACAGATGAGCTGTTAAAACTGGTACTTAGCAGCAAAGGGCCCGAAAGCCGTGAGCTGATTAGTATACTCAACGGCATAAACCCACCGGAGCTGTGCCGTATTTCGTTGGCTCTGTTAAGTGCTAATCACGCAGCTCTCCAAAAACTAGAGCGGAAGATTTCCGAACAACAAAACTCCCGGAAACAGTGGTGGGGTCGGGTGACCAGTGGTGCGATAGCTGGCATAGTGGCAACCGTGTTTCTCTCCATTAGCAAGGTCATGGGCTGGATACCTTAAGGAGGTGCGAATGTGCCTGAGATGGGCATGATACCGTCACCAGTGGACCAGCGAGATTATCAATACGCCCATTACGGCGAGATGTACAGCACCGATGAGCTACCAGACGAATACCTGCCGGAATACCTGCCACCTGTTGAGGACCAAGGAGCCGTGGCTTCGTGTGTTGCGTTCAGTTCGATGATGGTCCGAGAGCTCCAAGAGCAAGACGAGCTAGGATACCCGGTGCGGCTAAGCCGAAACTTTGCGTATCACTACAGGCCCAGTGCGTATTTCTGGCAGGGTAAAGGTGTGGTGCCCCGGGAGCACCTAAACACTCTGCGGCGGTATGGGGCTCCCCCAGAGATATACTGGCCGGGCAACGATGAGCGGGGCTCAGAGACTGAGCCGAACCCATTTGAGGAGGTGTTGCGGGCAGCGTTACCACATCGTATAGGCTCCTACACGGCGGTCGACCCGAGATTCATCCCCGAGGCAAAATCGGCTGTGTACTCCAGGTCCGGCATACTGCTGGGGGTGCCCATACACACAAACTTCCGGCCAGATTCGGATGGTGTGATACCGTATCCATCCGGCAACCTTGTGGGATACCACATGATGCCCAGTCTAGCATATCTCCGCAGCTTGTGGGTGGTGCCGAATAGCTGGGGGCAAGGTTGGGGTCCGGGCGTAAACCTGCCGGATGGGCGGCACCTGCCAGGCTACTGCTACATCCCGTGGTCATATCCTATAGTCGAATGTTGGACCACTGTTGACCAGCCCACCGTGCAGGAGACCAGACTTATCGTCATTGAGGGAGACCCAGTGATGTACCGGGATGGGCAACCACTCCCTGCGGTCGACTTGGCACCTTATTTGGCTGACGTACCAGGTGGTCATCGTTTTGTGGCCTCGATGCGACACATAATAGAAGCTCTCGGCGGCGAGATAGTAGCTTGGGGAAAATACCTGCCCGACCACCCGAAATGGCCAGCTAAAATGTGGTTCGACGCAAAGTTGGTGAACAAGCCGTGGCCCCGAACCTAGTGTGCATCGACCCCGGACATGGCGGTCCGGACCCCGGAGCTGTGGGAAACGGGCTGTACGAATCCGATGTTGTGTTGGCGGTAGGGCAGTTGTGTGCGGCGGCTATCCGGTCCCTCGATGTCAATGTCTCGTTGACCCGGACCCAGGATGTTCTACTCCTGCCAGCGAACCGGACGGCGGCGATTATCAAGCCGTCTACCTGCGTGATTAGTATACATGCCAACGCGGCGGTGAGTAGCTCAGCCCGGGGGCACGAGGTGTTCGTCAGTGCTTACCTCCCCGAGTCCCGAAAACTGGGCGAGAGCATCTCGCGTGAGCTCACAAACCGCGTACCTCAAATACCCCCACGGCCCATACCAGTCCTGACCCGGTTGCGCGATGATGGCGAGGACTTCTATTATGTAGTTAATGAACCCCGAAAGCGGGGCATACCTGCGGTGCTGGTAGAGCTGGGTTTCATCACTAACGCTGCTGACGCAGCGGTGATGGGCAACTTCTGGGGCCGTTTTGCTCTGGCACACGCTATAGCACGGGGGGTGTTGACCTGGAGCGGTGATGACGTGTCGCGGTTGTATGATGACCTGGGCGGGTGTCATCAGAACCTAACGGACCTGCAAGGCAGGCTGCAAAGCATCGCTGAGCTGGTAAGATGCTGGCAGTAGCAAGGAGGTTAGAACGTGAATCTGCCGACCGAGTTTCTGACGCTATCAGAGTCACTGACCCTCGGGGTCATGGGCGTGGTCCTGTTCCTCATTGTACAGGCCACCAAGGAGCTGCCCGTAATCGCTAAGCTACCGACCCTGCTGTACGCCTGGGGCCTTGGGGCTCTACTGCTCTTTGTGGGCACGGCGGTACGCGGCGGAGTAGACATCAACTGGGGCGAGACCGTCTATCTAAGCGTCATCAACGGCATCATTGTGGCTGCTTTTGCGGTCCTGACGCACCAGGGAGCCACTAGATTTGGGATTATCAAAGAGGAGGTTAAGTAGTCATGCCAATGTCAGAGGGTTATCGTGACGCGATTGCGGAACACGGAGCTACACTGGTTACCCACATTGGGCTGGTAGACGCATCTGGCACTGAGCTCGATGGAGGTAGCCCGGCGTATGGTCGACACACGGAGAGCTGGGATACGGCCAGCGGCGGTATTATTCGCCTTGCGGCGGACCTGACGTTCAACGTCCCGGATAGCACCACCGTTGGTGGTTGGCGCGGATTTTCGGCGTTGTCAGCGGGCACCAACTATGGCGGACATGACCTGGACCTGGAGACCTACTCCAACCAGGGCACGTACAAGCTGTTGGCGGCTTCGACAGGTATCAGGCACATCGACCCAGTGTAGGTCAGCGAAGTGGCAGGGGGAGGCTTCGGCCTCCCCTGTTGCAGATGGAGGGGGGTTTAGGCGTTGGTCCTACTTACGTATCAGATGGTAACCGAGGACACGGCCTGGGTAGATGGGCGTATCCACAAGTTTCAACGGGCAGACGGCAAATACTACAAGGTTGAGGATGCTACCGAAGCTGAGCTAGAGGAGTTATCAACTAAGGGGCTGATTGTGGAGGAGTCGGCTATTCCGGCGGCTCCTGCACTGGTCAAGGGCAAGAATAACAGGCTCATGCTGACCGTTTCGACGGAGGAGCTGTTCTGGGAGCAGTATGATAGGCCGCTAACCCAGGAGGAAATCATGGCCGACCTGATGGTGGAGATGGGGCGGCTCAAGCAAATAGCCATTCACCAGCACCCGCCCTGGACGGCTGGCAAGGCGTATGTGGTCGGCGAGGTGTGCGTGTATGCCCATGTGCTATACGAGTGCATCCAGGCGCACACGGCACAGGTGGGCTGGGAGCCTCCAGAGGTGCCTGCGCTGTTCAAGCTGCGCACCCCCGAAGGCGTGATTGATGAGTGGGTCCAGCCACTAGGGGCACATGACTCCTATGCTCTAGGAGCAAGGGTGATTCACCAGGGCTTCGTGTGGGTGTCCATAGTGGACGCAAATAATTGGGAACCAGGGGTGTACGGCTGGGAAAAAGAGTGGTGAGCTAAGTGTCTGGGCCGTTTATCTACATAGGTGGCGAACGTATCAGCAACATAAGCCACCACAAGCTGGATAAAGACGGTGACCCTATTTGGTCCAAGGACCACGGGGGCATCGTGTATGGCATCGCAGTTGAAGATGGCTACGCATACATCGCTGGCACACGTATCAGCAGCGTAACTCATCGTAAGCTAGATTCAGACGGCGACCCAATATGGTCCAAGGACCACGGGAATATTGTATACACTATCGCAGTCGAAGATGGCTACGCCTACATCGGAGGTGTAGGCGTATCCGCAAGCCACCGCAAACTTGACGTAGACGGTGACCCAATATGGACTAAGGCCCACGGGTCCACTGTATACGGCATCGCGGTTGAAGATGGTCATGCATACATCAGTGGTCGGCGTACCAGCAGCGTAAGCGTCCGCAAACTTGACGTAGACGGCGACCCAATATGGTCCAAGGACTACGGGGACTACGTAAACGGCATCGCAGTCGAAGATGGCTACGCATACATTGGCAGCGACCGCGAAAGCGACCTAACCCACCACAAACTTGACGTAGACGGTGACCCTATTTGGTCCAAGGACCACGGGGCAAGTGTGCGCACTATCACGGTAGAATATGGTCGCGCCTACATCGGTGGCTCACGTATAAGCAACCTAACCCACCGCAAACTTGACGTAGACGGCGACCCAATATGGTCTAAGGACCACGGGATTGTTGTATACACTATCGCAGTCGACTACGGTCACGCATACATCGGTGGTGACCGTGCAGGAAGTGACCCATACTATTCCCACCGCAAACTTGGTGTAGACGGCGACCCTATTTGGTCCAAGGACCACGAAGCCACTGTGTGGGGAGTCTCAGTCGAGACCATACCTGAATCGGGACGACACTATTCCTACATAGCTGGTATAGCGGCCAGCGGCATAACACATCGGATGCTCGAAGAAGATGGCGACCCTATTTGGTCTAAGAACCACGGTGCCACTTTGTATGGTATCGATGCTCAGGTCGATAACGTCTACATCTGGGGAGAACGTGCCAGCAGCGTCTCTCATCGTAAACTTGACTCTGAGGGAACCATAGTCTGGTCAAAGGACCACGGCAACACCGTTATGGGTCTTGCAGTTGAGGATGAATATGTCTACATTGGCGGTATGCGTGCAGGAAGCGACCCGTATTATACTCACCGCAAGCTGGATAAAGACGGCGACCCAATATGGAGCAAAGACCACGGTGACGGCGTTAGGGGTGTGGCAGTCGAAGATAGCCACATGTATCTGGCCTGCTTTAGGCAAGACAGTATAAGCCACCGCAAACTTGACGTAGACGGTGACCCAATATGGAGCAAAGACCACGGGCACAACATCCTCGGAGTAGCAGTCGAAGATGGTCATGCATACATTGATGGTGTACGCGTTAGCAGCGTAACCCACCGCAAACTCGATGCAGACGGTGACCCATTATGGTCCAAGGACCACGGAGCATCACCTATGGGCAAACCTGATGTTAGAGATGGATACATGTACATCTGTGGGTATCCAACAAGTGTTGGCAATTTTAATGTCCGCAAGCTCGACACTGATGGTACTCCGATTTGGTCTGCGGTACACGCCGCACAAGGCATGGCCGTTAAGGTCTCCAAAGAATACCTTTACTTTGGAGCAGCCAATGTCGATTCGACTACCCACTACAAGTATGTCGAAGTCGATGGGGGTGTTGTTTGGTCAAGGTTCCACGGCAGCACCGTTATGGGAGTTAGTGCTCTATTTGTTCCCTCTGATGAGGGACCACCCACCCCAACCCTCTCAGCCGCCCAAGTCGGCGCAATCATCCGTTTGACTATGACCAGGTAAGGGGGCAGAGCTATGGCACCAACAAAGGTCCTGCTAACCAGCGGCTCTAGCTGGTCTGTCCCTGCTAATGTCAGCAAAGTCACGGCACGGCTCATCGGCGGTGGCGCAGGCGGCGGCTCTACTACTGGCAACAGCCAATACTGCGGCGGCGGTGGCGGCGGTGAGTGGTCGGAAGTCATTGACCTGGCTGTATCGGGCAGCAGCGTTAGTTACCAGATTGGTTCGGGCGGGGCTGCTGCTTCCGCTGGCGGTGACACCTGGTTCAAGAGTACATCCGATGCTCTAGCCAAAGGTGGCTCTCCAGGCGGCACAGCTCTGGGTGGGGCTGGCGGTACGGGCGGTGTTGGCGACACCAAGTACAACGGTGGCAAGGGCGGGGATGGTGCAGGCACCACCTCTGGAGGCGGTGGAGGTGCTGCTGGTGAAGATGGAGTCGGTGGCGCAGGCGCAGCACCTGGCGGCGGTACGGGCAACGGCGAACATAGCGGCAACGGCGGCGCAGGCCGTAGCACCAACGGGGCAGGCGGTGTTGGCCTAAACTACGGCGGTGGCGGTGGCGGTGCTAGGCGTTCGGGCGGCGGGAACAACGCAGGCGGCGCAGGCGCACCGGGTGCCATTGAGCTAGAGTATTCCATTACACCCGATGGGGGCTCTGATGCCAGTGTTACAGTGGCACCAGAGGGTGCCGGACATAAAAGCAGCACTGAGGGCGGTTCAGAGGCTACAGTAACAATCGCTCCGGATTCGGTGCTGAATGTCACGGAGATTGAACGCAAGGTTGGCACAGGTGAATATGAACACCTAGCCAGTTTGCCTTACCCAGCAGAAACATACGACGACACGGGGCCATTCACCAACGATGTAACATACTACTTCAGAGCACGCGATAGAGTCGCGGAGATTTGGTCTGGCTGGTCCAACGAGGACTCTGTAAAGTATGAATCTGGTGAAGTGGAGGGCGGTTCGGAGGCCGCCGTTCATGTTGCACCAGAGGGTTCGGGGAACAAAGTTGCACAAGGTAGCTCTGAGACCAATGTACACGTATCTCCCGAAGGTGCCGGAGCCAAGGCTGCGGCTGGCGGTTCGGATGCTACGGTACAGATATCCACTGAGGGCCAGGGACAAGTAGTCTATGAGTTTTCGGGCGGTTCTGAGGCTATAATACACGTATTTGCTGAAGGCTTGGGGCTCAAGGAAGCCCGAGCTCCGCCTGCTGATGCTACAGTCCATATAGACCCGGAAGGTCAAGGATTATCAAGTCGCGTAGGCTCTGCCGATTCCACGGTACACATAGACCCCGAGGGTTCCGGTGCTAAGCAGGCTCAGGGTTCCTCCGATTCCACGGTACATGTTGACCCCGAAGGCTCCGGTGCCAGACAGGCTCAGGGTTCCTCTGATTCCACAGTACATGTTGACCCCGAGGGCGCGGGGCAAGCGGGGCACTCCTCTGGTAGTGATGCTTCTGTTCTAGTCGACCCCGAGGGTTCGGGCACCAGGCAGTCCCAAGGCTCTGCGGATTCCACAGTGCACATCGACTCCGAGGGCTCGGGGGCTAAACAGGGGCTTGGTTCTGCGGATAGCACCGTAGTTGTCCAACCGGAGGGCTCTGGCGAAGTTGTTGAGGATATCAGCGGTGGTTCTGAGTCGACGGTACACATCGATACCGAAGGTCTGGGTGCCAAAACAGGGCAGCATGGCACCGATGCTACAGTACATATCGACACTGAGGGCTCGGGAGCACGGGAGTCTGTAGGAAGCTCCGAGTCCACGGTACATATCGATACTGAGGGCTTGGGCACACGCGAATCGGTAGGAAGCTCTGAGTCTACGGTACATGTTGATGCCGAAGGGTCTGGTGCAAAGCAGTCCCAGGGCTCAGCTGAGTCTACAGTGCACATCGATACTGAGGGTTCGGGCACTAGGCAAGTCCAGGGTTCCTCCGAGTCTACGGTACATGTTGGTACTGAGGGTTCAGGGACACGAGAGTCTGCGGGAAGCTCTGAGTCTACGGTACATGTTGATGCCGAGGGTTTGGGTCACAAAGCTGCACAAGACGGCTCCGAGTCTACAGTACATATAGACTCAGATGGTCAGGGACTATCAAGCCGGGTAGGCAGCGCAGATAGCACTGTAATTGTAGAGTCCGAGGGTCAAGGCACTCGTGAGTCCATAGGTAGCTCAGAGTCTACAGTACATGTCGACACCGAAGGCAGCGGCGAGGTTATAGCGGATTACGAAGGCGGCTCGGAATCCACAATTTGGGTTGACCCTGATGGCACGGGCTCTAAGAGCTCGGTAGATAGCTCCGAGTCTACGGTACACATTGATACCGAGGGTTCGGGTCAAACAGAACATGTAGGTAGCTCCGAGTCTACGGTACACATTGATACCGAGGGTTCGGGTCAAACAGAACATGTAGGTAGCTCCGAGTCTACGGTACACATTGATACCGAGGGTTCGGGTCAAACAGAACATGTAGATAGCTCCGAGTCTACGGTACACATTGATACCGAGGGTTCGGGTCAAACAGAACATGTAG